TCCTTATTCCTTGGTACAGAAACTCGAATATGTTAAGGATATGACAGTTGTAGAACAGGAAATTATTGTTCGTGTGTGTACTAATATAGGTGATATTGATTTATTGAAATCTTACGGGGTCGTGGAATTTTGGGATTATGCTAATCTCGTGATAGATAATGTGTGCGACGTGTCTATTGCTAATGCGTTGAAAATTGGGGATAAATTAGCATTTAAAAAGGAACCCGATAAATATGATTTAGAATTATTTGCCCAAGCGTTAGACGCCGTTATAATGGAAAGAATCAAGGATTGTGTTTCGCAGCAATTACCTTTCGCTAATTTATTATCGTTTCATACTGTTACTCAGCACCTATTGTCAAATCTGCACATTGTAGGTATTAATAAGCAGGCATTGTTCGATACTTGGATCTTAGATATGAGGGATATTGTAGATGGATATTCAGAAGATTAAACAAGGAATTCAGACTCGTCAATTACCAAATTTTCTGATTTTCACTGGACCCGAGTGGAAAGTAATGGATATTTATATCCATCAGATTGCGGACAAGTTTGACCTTCGATTAGAGTATGTAGATTCTGTTTTAGATATTCGTTCTGCTTTACGTACTAGGTCTTTTCTGTCTGTAAATAAATGTTATGTTGTGCGGGACGATAGTTATTTGGTTAAAGAAGATGCCGATAGCATTATTAGTTTATTGGGGGATAATAAGTTAATCCTATTACTTACAGTCTTGGATAAGAGGACAAAGTTTTATAAAAAGTACAAGAATGAGATAGTTGAATTTGCTACTTTATCGGAAACAACACTTAAGAAGTATATTTCTAAAGAGATAACGTTATCGGATGCTAATTGTAAACGTCTTATTTCTTATTGTGAAAATAATTATGGGTCGATACTGCTGCAGTTAGATAAATTACGTCATTATAGCAGTATTTCTGGTATTGTGAACATGGATGACTGTTTTAGCATACTGGTGAAGGAAGGTGCCATTTATCAGCCACCTAAGGATGCTGTATTTGATTTTGTAGATGCTGTGTTGGACCACAATGTAAAGTTGTCTTACGAGTTGTTTGACCATTGTATTAGAGTCGGGGAGGCGACATTAGTTATGTTGTCTGTATTGTATACTAATGTTCGTGCCGTATTGCAGGTGCAGACAGCAAAGTCTAATGATATTGCAAAATCTACAGGTCTTACGAATTGGCAGATTTTGAATGCTAAAAAGCATATGGGTGTTTACAGTACGGAATTTCTTATGTCAGTGTTAAAATTAATACAGAAGACAGAGAAAGGAATTAAGACAGGACGAATTGAGGAAAGTGTGGCTATACCTTATATATTAAGTCGTGTCTTATAGGGGATTAGAATGAAACAGCCTTGCAAAGATTGTGTAGACAGGAAAGTTGGTTGTCATGGTACGTGTGAAAAATATAAGACGTGGTCGATTTCGGAAAATGAAAAACATAAAAAAGAAAGAGCAGCCAGAGAACGTGCCTATGGATATTTCGGATCCAAGCATTCATAAATATTGTTTGAGATGTGGCAGACGATTAATTAAATATGAAAATCAATTGATCGGATATGGGCCGGTATGTCTTTCTAAGTTGCAAAGATCTGCTACGAAAAAATTGTTTTAAAAAGTTCTTGTATTCCCTCTACGTTTACTGTAATATTATATTCAAGTAGAGGAGGAAACACAAAATGACAAGATGGTATGGTAGCGTTCAGAACAGAATTGAGGAAGGTCGGCAGTTGGTTCCACAGATCGAAGTTGGTACAGACATCACAATGTACCTTTGGTCGGATCGTACTTGCTACTATGTGACAGAGGTCACAGATCAGAAGCACATTAAGGTTCGTCCGTATCGGGTGATTGCGGATCGTAGTAAGACAGGTGGCATGGGACATCAGAATTGGCTGTACTTTAAGACAAATGCTGATGCCGATGCTTATCTGAAGCAGTATTTTCCGGATCACGTTGATTGTGGGTTTGAACAGCCTGAAGAGTCCTGGGCATTCCGGTATGGCAATTGGTATCATGAGTGGGTTTATACAGCCGAGGATCTGCCGAATGTGAAGGATTGGATGACAGAGAAGGAAGTGCAGAAGCTGATGAATGGTAAGACAGTTACTAAGTATTCGGCACTTTCTGGTCGGGTTAGCATTGGCGTTCGCAACTATCATTACGATTGGGAATTCTAAGGAGGTTATGGTAATGCTGGAAATGTTAGAGAACTGGCAGGGTAGCGTAACTGTCAACGGAATTACCTACGACAACATCAGCAAAATACCCGCAAAATTCAACGATTTTGAGGACGTTCATATTATACTCCATGCTAAGCAGAAGCCGGCTAAAACGTCGGTTTCTCCTGTACCTATTGCACTTAGAACTCGGTTCCGTGTTAAGCAGTATATGACAAAGCCTGCCACTCCGGATTTTGATTTCATGGCGAAGTGGAATAATAATGTTCCGATGCCACTGTCTACAATGGTTGGTTATAAGATTAAAGAAACACGTGGTATGGTTTATCTGAAGTTGCATGGAGATATTACTGCGAAACGTGTATTTACCTGCATGAAGTGTGGTCGTGAACTTACTAATCCTGTATCTCAGTATTTCGGCATTGGACCGGAATGTGGTGGTCATAACTATGTACATCCGTTCCGCACCGAAGAAGAGTTACAGAAGGCAGTGGCAGCATATAGAACAAAGTTGCAGTCTGTGACTTGGGAAGGTTGGGTAATTAAATCGGCAATTTTGGAAGAAGAACTCGTATAATAGTTTTAGGTAAACTTTTCCAGGCGTGGAGTGCCATAGCACAAAGATCCCTGACTAACCAACAGTGATTGGCTTGGATAAAGGCGTTCTACTTGAATGCATGCAGATAGAATGTCGTGGGCAGGTTATAGTCCGACATACGAAGTTGCCCTGTCCTCTTATACTCCCATAGGTAAAAGGTTATACCGGACGCCTTATAAGCGTTTATTGGATGGTTCAAGTCCACCTGGGAGTACCATATGCTGGAGTGGCGGAATAGGCAGACGCAGCGGACTTAAAATCCGCTGACAGAAATGTCGTGTGGGTTCGAGTCCCATCTCCAGCACCACATTATATAATTTCTCCGTGTAGCGCAGTTTGGTAGCGCACTTCACTTGGGATGAAGGGGTCGCAGGTTCGAATCCTGTTACGGAGACCATAGACTGGGGCATAGCCAAGCGGTAAGGCGGAGGACTTTGAATCCTTTATGCGCAAGTTCGAATCTTGCTGCCCCAGCCATTTTATTTAAGTATAATATTTTTCATATATGTATTATAATGTAAGTGAGGGGTTATTATGAGTGACATGAACTTAGCAACAGAGATTCTACATGAACTTAAAGCAAATGCTAAAAGATGGTTTATCGCATTTTAACCGTGTTACTCCTGTGGTTTGCTACTATCGGATTGTTCATTTGGTACATTAGTTTGCCAGTAGAAGAATACGATATATACGTAGACCAAATTTCTGATCGTAACAGTACCAACAAGTTTATTGGAGGTGACTATTATGGCGAGACAGAGGGTTCGCAAGACCTACCGGAGACGTGGAAGTAGACGTCGGAGACGCAAATAATGCCCGTTTCTAATAGTACAATGATTCATCGTCTACAAAACGCTATTAATGATAAATTTGGTTACCGTTTAATCGTTAATAAGAATCAGTTTTATAGTGAGGATCAGCATAGACCTGTAACATTTTATACCTTAAAGAAATGTGTACCTGATACTGAAACAGGACGTAACAGTTATAAAAAACTGTTTGAAACTACTTCTCAGATACAGATTGTTTTATATTTGCGGGACCTTTGGTATGAGTTGAATGGCTGGGAGTTACCAACTAATAATGAACAGTGGAATGAAATACGAAAACGCAATGAGGAGGTAGCTAATGGGTAGTGTCGGCAAAAGTTCTACACGTAAACAATCTTCTTTTCTTCGAGATGTACTTAATACTGTAAATAATTTAAGTGAAAGAACTATTTTTGAAGCAATCGGAGATGTTTTCGATTTGGAACAAAAGATCATGGATACTATTAATCCAAAGTTTCATGATGGTCGAAAATGGCAAGAAAACTGTGCCTTGTGTACAACAGCATTAGAAATGCAGGCACGTGGGGAAGATGTACAGGCGGCAGCTAGGGATTCGACATGGAGAGGCGTACCAGATTATCTACAAATGGATTTAACCGATCCTGACAGTTATGTCGTAGGTACAACTGTCGGAAGAAATTACGAATATATGACAGAATGGGATCACATGAAAAATGCTGGTCCTAGGCAGAATACTATGCGATCGATAAGAAATAATCCAAATAAGTTCGCAACACGTTCGACTGGAGCATATGATTCTTTAACCAAATATATGAATAAGTGGGGTCCGAATTCTCGTGCGGAGTTATGTGTGTGGTGGAAAAGTAGTAATAGTCGACATAGTGTATTCGTAGTAAATACAAGTAAGGGTCCCGTCGTTATTGATGGTCAGGATGGTGTTCCTTATTATGATAAGGAAACTATTAATGGATTATTCGCACGTACAAAAATAACAAAGACATTACTCTATCGAATGGATAATAGAAAAGTAAAGGAAAGTTTTTCTAACGATAGAGATAAAATGGTAATAAGGAGGAAAAAGTAATGGCAGTGAAGAAAACTATTAGTAATAAACGTAAAGAAATAGTACCTCCATGGGAACGTGGAGACACCGGCGGACCGCGGGTAATAAAGTTAAATAAGAATACACCTAATAAGAAAAAGAAAGGTAAGTAAATCATAAATGCCAAATAGGAAGTTTACAGTAAAAGAACAGGCATTTATAGATGAGTACGTCAAATCCGGTAATGCTACTCAGTCCTATATCAATGCCGGATATAAGGAAATGAAGGACCGAGCACATACGAGTTCACAAGCAATCATCATGCTTCACAAACCTAGGATCGCCGAGGAAATACAGCGCCGCATCGATGAACGCCACGAACAAGCAATTGCTGATGGTGCCGAAGTAATGCGATATTTCACAGCAGTAATGCGTGGAGAAGTACAGGACCAGTTTGGTTTAGATGCCCCACTGTCAGAACGTACAAAGGCGGCACAGGAACTCGCCAGACGGACAGTTGATATTGAAAACAGACTTGCCGGTAAGGAAGACGCAACTGTCACAATTAAACTCGATTGGAGTAGGGAGGAGTAAAGAATGGACACGGATAAATTTAAAACTTCAATGGACAGGATTGTGGAATCCCTGGAGGGAGACACACCTAGTACAGACATATACGCCGATCCATTACAAAGAATTGCTACAGCATTGGAAGGAGATACACCTAATCAGGATATCCATGCTAATCCCTTAGATCGTATTGCTACGGTACTTGAAAATGGAGGTGGCGGTAGTTCTGTTGAAGGCACAATCAACATCGACCAAAACGGAACATATGATGTGGCACAGTATGCCGAAGCGAATGTCGATGTTCCTGTGACAGGTGATATCAAAGGCGGTTTGTACGTTGCAAATACACTTACCGGGATTACAAAGACACAGATACTCGCCTTGAATGTACTCACGGAAAACGGGAGTGGATTCCCGGAGGGGACAAACCAGGGCGTAACACCCTTTATAGATATTGTCCATAATACATTCACAATAAAAAATGTTAACCAAAAAATGGTTTATATGCCGACAGGGACAATGTCTACTAGTATTTTCACTAATGACTATTACCATAGGACGATGAGCTGCGTACATGGACTCTTCCTTGTAGGATTGACAGGCACTGCGTCTGTAGTGAAAAACGCAACATTGGTATTAACTAGGGGCGAGGGAACATTTATCCCGATTAGAGTGCCGGACTTGGACTCGCTTAGTTACGGTACTGCGTGGGTTTGCTATATTGATGCAAAAAGCGAAACAACAAACCTTTTAGTAAGTGTTGTTGCTGCAACACAGTGAGAGGGTAAGAAATGATGAAGTTCTTATTGTTACTATTCAATAAGGAGGATAGATAACGAATGGATATTAATAAACTCATTCCTGATGAGGAAGTGGAACTTACCGAAATTCTTACGGAAAAGGAAGCTGCTTTTCCACACTTGGATACGGTTCCTGAATATCGTTATAGTAAAGTAGAAGATAAACTTGCGATGATTACAAAGCAAGATTTTACTGCCAGTGCAAGTGCTATGAAGGCGGAGTTGTTTAAACAAGCAGTGTCCGGATCCAGTGGTGGCGGAAGTCTTTCTACTGTTACTGTTACATTTAAAAATAAGCGGTCTACTGAAGTTAAGTTTCCGATGGCCATGTTAGTGTCTCAGGGCGGTGAACAGGTGCTTACGATTGGGGAAGTGACTATTCCCGGAGGAAATAATCTCGATCAGCAGGTTATTGTATATAATGACATGTCTATGTTATTGCTTTACGATAACAATGTATCCACTTCTGGTGGTGTTACTTATCAAGATGGTGTTGCTAAAATTGAAGGTGACGGACTTATTCAATTTAATAGCGAAACTCCAGTAGTATAACAGGAAAGGAGAATAAAGTATGTTAATTTCAGATCAATTAAAAGCAAATAAAACTGCTTATGCCGAATATTTACTTCAGCAGGTAATTCAGTATTTTGTTGATGACAGTGATGAAGAATCTGCCGAGTATTGGAAAAATATGTGGATTCAGGATGGGGCAGAAAAAACAATTACTGCGTTCTATGTCGAGAAAATGGCTCATAGCCAGTTAGATGACATGGAAACTATTTCTTGGGCAGATGGTGTCCGTGATTATACTGGTAATACCCCAATGTATTTTGAATCCTGGATGCAGAACGAGGGAAGAATACCAGCACCACCACTTCCACAAGAACTTTTACATTTCCGTATTCTGTATGATTCTAATAGCGAAGCATGGAATTGGACATGTGAAGAAGAGGCAAAACATCCGGGTGGAAACTTTATTACTAGCATTATGGGCGCTCATGCAACACATGCTCCATTTGAATTTGTGGCATATGCCAGTACAGATGCAGAAACAGATTATGTACCTGTCACTATAGATTGGAATAGCCAGCACGCGGATAGTGATGTTCTGGTCTTAACGGGTGTTCCACAAACACTTAAGGGTGTCAGATATAGTAGTACATTTGCTCTCATGAATGCTGACCATCACGCAAGTCTTAAAGAGCAGGTTCCAGTTACTGAATAGGAGGTAATATGAACAGTGATGCTTATAAGAGTACGTTAGATAAGATTGTTGAAAGTCTTGAAGGAGATTCTGGACCTAGTAGTCCTGTCTTAGGGCCGTTAGAAAGAATTGCTATTGCCCTTGAGGATGGCGCTGCACCAGAAAATCCTTATTTAGATCCGCTAGAAAGAATTGCTAAGGTTGTACAAGAGGGTGGCGGCGGTGGCGGATCCGTTAATTTTAAGAGATTTCAAGTCAGAAGTACCGGGGGCAATACTCTAACCGTAGAAACTGATCTCACATCTTATCCAGTTGCGTATGTGGGATGGTGGGATTTTGCTCAGCGTAGTGCTGGACTTAATGCAACCACTTCTAAACAGATATTTTTGGTATCTCATATCCCTAATACAGACGGTGAATGGTCGCCAGCTGCTGCCCTATACACAACCAAAAACACCACACCTGGATATGTGACTTCGGCAATTGCTTCGATAATTGATTTTAATGATGGAAGAATTACGTTTAGGGCAGGTTCTTCTCAATCATTTGCAAACGGTACGTGGTATTTTTACTTTCTTTAAGTGGGAATAGATTGTAAGGTACATACTGATGGATTACCTTAAAATACTTTTTACTTCACTCGTAACTTTATTGGCATCCAGCGGGTTCTGGTCATACCGCATAAAGAAACTGGAACGCAAGTATGCCATGCAGGATAAGAGTGATGAAACATTAAAGAAACTGGATAAGATTATCCAAATGCACGAAGAGACAACTCGTAAAATAGAAGAGCTGTCTCTTCAGAGCAAACGCACTAATGCCGTTACAATGGCAGTGGCAAGGGATAGAATTTATGACCTGTGTGCCCGTGCTATACATAATAAAAATACCGATCCTGATATGATGAGAGATATACGTTCTATTCTAGACCCCTATAAGGAAAATGGGGGTAATGGTATAGCAGACGAATATTTCAATCGGTATGAACATATGTATAAGACTACCACATATCATACGGAGAATAGCGCATGAGTGAAGCAAGAGAGCATCTTAAAGTCTTATCAGTTTCTCACGACCCACCATTAGCAGTGTTGGGTTCGGTTATAACGATTAGAGTCAAAGCCGGTGTGTTTGAATCTTACGTACCGGAACAGCCAGAAACATCTAACAACGCAAATGATGCTAGTTATGCTGGTGATGAAGAAGGGAATGAATAATCATGCCAATAGACCTTGTACAAATTAATTTCAATAATACAGGGTATACGGATATGACATATGACGCGGAAGCGGATGAGTATGTATATTCATTCCCTTTCACTGTTTCTTTTTGGCAGCAGTTATGGCATGGTGGTTGGCAAACAACTGTCAACAGCGATATTCGTATTGAAGCGACAACGGCACAATCGAATGATAATTTAATAGACCCAACTGCAGTAGAAGTTGCCAATGCCTATATAAATTGTATTACTGGGGTATTAGTGTCTGATCCAGACCATAGAACAATTATTTTACACGTACCTTCTGGTATGTATAAATTTACTATGACAAGAGTTGGTCAGATACCAGGGGCAAGAGTGGACGATGTTGTACTGTCTTACTTTGACGAGCATCCGACACTATCCATGAATCCAATTACAGGAACATCATTAACGCCTACTCCTATCACTGGAAATGTGGATTTTGACTTTGAGTTCGGTACTGAAAAGTGGCTTGCCATTCATATTGCTTGTGAAAATTGGTCTGACTTTGATGGGTCACTTGCTACTGCGGTACTTGTAAAAGAAAAAGAGTTCGAACAAATAAATTATCCGGTAACCCTTCAGCTAGATTTACAATTCATATATGACCGCGGTTATACTGATATTGAACGTGCCTGGTTCTTGAATCAACAAGTAGTTACAGGAAAGGCAACACAAAGAGAATATCAAGAATGGCTTACAGATTTAAAAGGAACTTTAAACAGATCCGATTTAGAGCGTAACTGCTTGAATATATGGTTGTTGTCCTTGTTTTTAGGAAGTGAAATTAATACAGGAACTATTCCAGAACTTCCAATGCCAGCATATTATGATCAGTTCTTAGGGTGGGTACGCACACTTCGTAATTCTGTTGGTGTTTCATCCACCACACCGGCAGTTCCTAGTAGACCATTAAATACGATTGAAAAGTGGAACGCAATTGAGAAAATACTATACGATGTGTTCAACATTGCAAACAGTATGCGGGATGCTATGCTATATTGTGGTGAAGAAGTTTATGCCGGCAGTGATATTGCAGTTATATAAGGAGGTGAAACATGCCATTCAATAAGAAAAATTGGACAGACAGAGAAGTTGAATATCCGGGCCGTAAAACAATGACTGATATATCTGGTAATATTCAACAAGTTACGTTATCTCGTGATGAGGGAGAAGTGGTAGTGGCCGGAGATAAGTTCGATGCCGCAACTATGAATGATTTAGAAGATCGAATCAGTTCTGCCTTCGATTATGCAGTTGTTAATGTTACACTTTCCACAACATGGAGTTCCGGAACACAAACAATATCTGATCCTCTCATAGACCCCGATAAGGAAATTACAATTGGATATCCAATTACTATTACAGATGCTCAGTGGACTGCCTTGCAACGGGCAAATATTAGACCAACAGCAGTTTCTTCTGGGTCTATTACATTAAAGGCCGGTGGAGAAGTGCCTTCAGTGGCAATTCCATTGCAGTTAGTTATACGAGGTTAGTACAATGCCTGTGATAAATAAATTACCGGCACTCACTGTAAAGCCGGAACAAACAAAGACAGTTGCCGCAGGAACATCTAATAAGACGGTTAGTCCGGATAGTGGCTATGTCTTATCTAGTGTGACTGTACAACCCACACCTTCCGAGACGAAGACAGCAACACCTTCAACTTCGTCACAAAATATAACTCCAACATCCGGTAAGTTATTGTCAAAGGTTACAGTAAATGCCATTTCCACACAAACCAAATCTGGTACTCCTAGTGGCGCTGCTCAGACAATTAATGCTGATAGTGGAAAGTATATGACTGCATTTACGATAAATGCTATTAATAAAACGTTTTCGGCATTAGGCACTAAAGTTGAATGCAGTTCTGGAACAACGGGTTCCGTTACTATCCCATCTGGATTTCACTATGGTATCTTGTTTTGTGTTAGTTCTTCCAATGCAGGTAACTATGCTATGAATACAACATTTAATCGTACAGGCGGTGTTACTGCCGTAACAACTTTGCAAGGCCATGTTGATGTTGGCAGGATGGAAGCGAGGTATTGTCAGGTAATGATTTGTTCTGTAACTGGAAATGGTAATGCAGGAACCGTAACACATACCGGAACAAATGTGAATAATGAATATATGTGGTTATATCAAATTTATTAAGGAGGGAAGAGATGGCGTTTAGCAGAAAGACCTGGCAAGATAGGGTTGTTGAGTATCCAAACAGGCGTGACCTTATAGATACCAATAACATATCTGCCACATATACTGTATCCCGTAACGAGGGGGAAGTTACTAGCGAAGGTGACGCTTTTAATGCTAGTAACATGAATAATCTGGAAACTCGGATTGTTAATGCTTTTGCGGATGTGGAAACAGAAGTTTCTTCTATTACGTTAGCAGTAAATTCTTGGTCTAATGGTACATATACCATTAGAGATAGCAGAATTCATGTTAGTGGCGGGCAAGAAACTACACAAGAAATTATGCCGGCAAGAAATATTACTGCCGCACAGTTAAAAGCCTGGAATAAAGCAATGGTAATTGACTATTCTCAATCAGAGGGTCAGGTTATCATAAAAGCATTAGGAACAGTACCGGCAGTAGCAATTCCAATTAGAATTATATTCCACGGTTATTATTAAGGAGGTGCAGGATGGAAGTAATTGTTAACGGCGTATCGTTTGAATCTCTTACAGAATCGGTCGATGATACGACAATCACGCTGTATTTAATTACAGATAAGACAGTTCAAGAATTAGAAGAGATTATTGGTGTTGAACCAATTATTAAGATCGGCGACACTGAGTATGAGGCTTATAAGAAGTTAGTAAGCATTACAAAATTATACGGCTATGCTGGTTATAGCGTGGTAATGCGTACAGAATTCCAAAATGTATATAACGATGCTCAGTCACTTACAGAAGTATTCGGCGAACACGTAACATACGATCAGGCAAAGGTATATAGACAGCAAATTGAACAGATTTCTGTTGATGTGCCGGATGATAAAGCATCGGATTACGTTTGGGTATTCCCGTCTTGGGCAGTTAGTACTATCTATAATGCGGGGGACAGAGTAAAGTATGAAGGTTTATTATATAAGTGTTTACAGTCTCACACTTCTCAAGCTGATTGGACACCTACTGCCGCCGTAAGTCTTTGGACAAGAGTTGATGACCCGGGTGAGGAATGGCCTGAGTGGAGACAGCCAACAGGTTCGCAGGACGCATATCCAAAAGATTATAAAGTTTCCCATAATGGTAAACATTGGAAGTCTTTAGTTGATGCAAATGTTTGGGAACCGGGTGTTTATGGCTGGGACGAAGTAACTGAACCGAATGAAGAAACACCTACGGAACCAAGTGAGTCAACTGAAGAACCTACAACTGAAACACCTGCCGAATGGGAACAGAAAACGTATTCGAAGGGTGATCAGGTAACCTTTAATGGCAAGGTGTATGAATCTACTATGGATAATAACGTGTGGTCTCCAGAGGCATATCCACAGGGATGGACTGAGGTACAATAATGGCAACTATTATTCGGAGCGGTGGTGCATCTCCGAGTGCCTCGGAAATTACCAGTGCCGCTACTGCTGAAGTAGCCGTATATGCTACGGGTGGGGAATCTACAGTTACATGCACACTTACAAAAGCATATGCATTTGCCATTGCTACGGTAAGTTATTGGGCAAACAGTAGTTCTATAGCACCTAGTATCACATATACCGGTAGTGGCACAACTCTTGTAAATAATCAGACAATTCAGATTATTGAAAACGCCAATAACGGCAGTGGTGATAGACAGAAGACAACGGTAATTAAAAATGCAGCTTCCGGAAATAAATTTTCTGTTGCAGGCGTTACTGGCGTAGGTAGAATCTTATTAAAAGTTGTCGGTGTAACAATTAACGAACCATGATTAATTTATGTTTTGGCATGAAAGTAATTAATGTGACTCAGCTTCCAGGAGGCTCTTATAGTCATGCGAATATGGCGTTAGACCTTGCTGGAAGTGATAGTGGCATTGATTACTGGTACGCTATGGGCAGGTGGAGAGTAGTTGGATTCTTTGGACTTGCCGGAACAATATTGTTTACCCATGTTGACGAGAATGGGCAAGCGGAGCCCGTACATTGTGCGGATGGTGTGGATAGGATAGTAACCCTTGCTCTTACGCATAGCGCAACTAAGTATGTTCCACGGCCTGCTATTGGTAGAATTTATGAGAATGGTATACCTATGTACGAAGAGGGTATGATGGGACAGGCAACTGGCAATCATATTCACTGTGAAGTTGCCGTGGGTGTACAGACAACTAAGTTTTATGATTCTACACTAAAAATATGGCGCATGTCTGGTGAGTTAAATCCTGTATCAACTATATTCATTAATACTTCATTTAGTACAGTTAAAAGTACATTGGGGGCTAACTTTAAATACGTGTCTTCAATTGAACAGGAGGGGGATGAAAGAGTGGAATTAAAAGAGGGTTATACCCAGCTCACCTATAGGGGGGCAACATTAAAAATTTATAAATTATCTAAAAAGGAAACTCTTAAGATGTATTCTGCCGGAAGTAAACATAACGATGCCACAGCATTAAACTATATAACCAATATAGGTACGGATAAGGAAAAGTTACATGCGAAGGCAAATATGAATTATTTCCAGATGAAGACAGGACAGGCAGATGCTTATGGTCAGCATTATGGTGTGGAGTATTCTGATTTAGATGACTTTGCACCAAAGCAACCTGGATGGGCATGTTTTGCTCAGCTTAAAAATGGAGATTGTTGGGCCGGATTATCTAATGATTTCTATTATACTCGTAACGATTGTATCTTTGCTTGCAGCCCATATGCTATAACCATTCACAGCGGAAGAACCGTTAATATTAAATCTACAGCAGCTGGAAATAAGGATAATCAACTTAATGAACAGACTGGATACTTTATGGATTCAAACGGCGCGTGGCACATGGTAGTTACACCAACCAAATGTTATCCAAGTGTTATCACGGATTTTGCAAAGGAATATGATGCCTGGGAGTGCTTTATCGCAGATAGTGGTGGCAGTTCTCAAATGATTGTTAATGGTGAAAAGAAACAATATACAGGTAGAAAGATACCAAATATATTAGCTGCCGCAGAACCATTAGAGCCGGCACCAGAACCCGATGAGCCGGATACAGATGAATTAGAAAAGTTACGTGCCGAAAATGAAGCACTCAAAGATTCTTTAACAAAAATGCATTTATTAGTCGCAGAAGCGATGAGCATATTGGAGGAGGCAAATGACATTATTTAATTATTTAATTGCAGCATTCGCTATAGAAAGATTAATTACTTTATTTAAACGTATTTTCGTAGATAAGAAAGTTCAGTGGCAAGTGATTCTTTCTATGCTTTTCGGAATTGGTTTAGCGTTTAATCTGAATTTAGACATATTTGCCAGCCTGGGAATGGAAGAAAAATGCACTATTGTTGGTATCATTGTTACAGGCATTGGTTTATCCGGTGGCAGTAACTTTGTGTATGAGTGCTATAAGACTTTTAAGGGTTGGCAGGCTGGAAAGTTTGGAGATGAGCAGGCGTGAATATTAATGTCCCAATAAAAGATTGTATCATACCGATGTATGATGATGTGCTTATGGATATATTGAGACATAAGCACGTTCACTATGTCTTTCCAGGTGGACGTGGAAGCACAAAATCTTCTTTTATTGGCGGCATTGTTATTCCCCTGCTTATTATGCAGAATCCAAATATTCACGCCGTATGCTTCAGAAAAATCGGCAATACCATTCAAAATAGTATATTCCCTCAAGTACAGTGGGGAATCGATAAATTAGGGTTGTCCAGCTTATTTCATATACCGAAAACATTTAGTACTCCGATCGTGTATAAACCCACAGGTCAGAGAATAATGTTCATGGGGCTGGACGACCCTATGAAAGTTAAATCCATTAAGTTACCTTTTGGCTATATTGGTATAACGTGGTTTGAAGAATTGGATCAGTATGCCGGTGAAAATGAACTTCGTACTGTTACACAGTCTACAATGCGTGGTGGCGACAAATTCTGGGATTTTAGAACATTCAATCCACCTATAAGTAAAAACAATTGGGCCAATGAATATACCCGAGAATGCGAATTGTACCCCGATGGTAGTACATTTGTAATACATAATACATACCTGGATGTACCTAGAAATTGGCTTGGTGAACAGTTTATAGAGGAAGCCGAAGATCTTAAAGAAAAGAATCCTCGTGCCTACGAACATGAATATATGGGCATCGCTATTGGTACAGGTGGAGACGTATTCCAGAATGTGGAAGAATTGGATATGGAACAACCTGTGGATATAACAGATGGGTACGGGAATGTAATTACATCTACACCTATGTACAGAACTTTTGATCACATTTATAATGGAATTGACTGGGGGTTCGCATTAGATCCATTCCGGTTTGTGAAGTGCCATTTTAATGCCAAGAAGTTAGATCTGTATATCTTCGATGAGTATACTGCCATTAAAACTCGTAATGAAGTTGTATTCGATGAGTTATATAATCAGCAGAAGAAAGTTAGTAAGGAAGAATTGGTTATTGCCGATAGTGCTGAACCTAAATCTG